CTTGACTTGCTTCGTGTACGCCATAGCGCGAGCAAGAGCCTTCGTATAACGCTTGCTGAGCGAGTCGTACAGGTTGTCTTCAACCGCTTCTTCCGTGATGGAGAAGCCGAGAGCAATCGTCTCGTGGTTGTAGCGAGCAGTCCATGCTTCCTGCGCGTTGTCATACGCAATCGCAGCACCTTCGGCCTTTACCGGAGCGGCGCTGAAACCAGAAAGCTTGGTCTCTTCTTCGAAGGAACGCTCAGAGGTCTCAGTTTCGTAGATCTCTTTGTGCTCTTCGCCATAGGTCTTGTACTCAAGGCCGAACAGGGCGTTCAAGCCCGGAAGGAGTTCCTTAAGTAATTGTGCGCGTGAAATAGCCATGTCTTAGAACTCCCTATTAAACGCCAGTCGGGTTGTTGTAAGAGTGACCACCCTCGATCACACCAGAGTTCACGTAAGCTGCATTGAACTTAACGATGACTTCCGGGTAATAGACGGTGCCGCTCGACACGAAGGCCGTGTCTTCAACAACATCAACGATGCGGATCGGCAGAGACAGCGTGGTGCTGGCCGACGAGACCAACAGACCCTGCTGCGAATCACCACTCGTGGTGTTCAGCGTATTGGCTACGAGAGCCACGTTGTTGCCAACGTTCGAATACGTGAAGCCACCCGTGGTGGACACAACGAGCGAAGCCGTCACGCCCACAGCCTTGAACAGGGTGTCCGGATCATCAGCCACATACGCAACAATGTACGTGTTGGCCTTGACCGAGGTACCCGAAGTCCACTGCTGCGAGTAGGTCGGCTGACCCGTCACAGAGGACACGAACGTGCAGCCCAAAAACACACCGGCAAAGCCAGCGGTCGGGGCCGTCGTCGTGGCAGTCGTTACTTTAACGGTGCCGTCCGATGCGAACTCCAACGGGTCGCCGAAACCAATGCTATCCGCACTGGAAGCGATACGACGCTGACGGGTCGAACCGGCAAACACCTGCCCACCGATCAAGTTGATCGGCTTCAAGCCATAAGGCTTGTCAACGGAAGGATAAGCCATTTGTTACTCCAATAAAGAAATTATTTACCCTTGCCGAACGAGACCGATGTCTTCCTCTCGTTAAAGAGTGGCATACGCTCATCGTTCAGCCTCATAAAGTTGTTGTCTACAGACTGGATCTGAGACTGCGCCTGCTTCGCGTAATAATCATCACGCTGCTTCATCAGTTCAGCCGGAGCCTTACAGAGCAACAACCCACCAATCTCAATGTTGTCTTTAAAACGTCCATTGGGATCGGCTTGCAACATTAGCTTAGGTTGTTCGGCAGCTTTGACTGGCTCCCAACCTTCACGAAATTTTGCAGATGTATTAGTGGGATCAGCCTGACCCATAATACTTGTCCGAATCCATCGGAACACCCAACCTTCCTGCGGCTCCGGTTCGGGGAGCGTTTGGGGCGGTGCCCACGATGCTTTCCGCTGCGCGGCGTCTCTATTCTCAACTTCTCGTTGCAGACGATTCTCAGCCATTGTCGTTCTCCAGTTTCATAAGTTCCCGTGCATACTGTTCATTACTCAAGCCAAGTTTCTTAGCCAGAGCAACTTGCGTAGCTGTCAAACGAATCTGACGAGGCGCGGTTCCCCGCGTCACAGGAGCCACGTTTGTGGACGGCTTGGGCTTGGGAGCGGTTTTGGCCACTTCCTTCTGAGGTTTGGCTTCCTCTTCAGCGTCTTCGAACGCCTCCGGAAACCGCCTCTTCATCGTCGCATCGATCTGTTGGTAGTAGTCGTCACTACGCGGATCGATTCCAGACCTGACCAATTTTTCATGAAGGCCGAGCGCGAGGGCGGTCATCTCCTCGTCCACACCGAACCAAGTGTTATTCCGTTTCCAAGCATCGGCTTTTGGGTCGATAGCTGGAGCAGGCGCTTGTGGTGTCGTTACCTGTTGGTTTTCTTGTACACGCGAATCTTCGTCTTGTAAAGAGGGTCGGAAATTTTCGTACTGCTTCAAACGCAGCTTGGCATCGGTCATAGCCTCCTGTGCCGAGGCAATACTCTCCGAATCACCCGAATCATAAGCTTGCTTAAGTTTATCTTTAGCGACTGCCAACTCGGTGTTAGCCGCCTTAGTTACCTCTTGGATGAAGACACGCTCACCAACGCCAAGGCGCTGTTTGAGACGCTTGTTCTCCTCCATTTGGGCTTGAGCAAACTTGAGGGCTTCCTCACGCTCACGAGCAGCAGATTCCTTGGCCCGACGCTCGTCGTTCCAAACCTTCTTCATCTGCTTGAAGCGTTCCTTTACATCGTCTGAATACTGGTCAAGTTCGTCCTTTTCCAGATTCTCAACGATCTCCTTCGGCATCGGCTTAGCGTGTGCCCGATCCTCTGGAGGCATGTCATCGATGACCTCAATGCTGAAATCATCGGCTCCCGGCGTGGCTTTGGCTTCAGCCTCTACCTCGTCTGGGAATTTAAATTCTTCATTAGCCATAAATCACTCCTTATGCGCGGCGGATACCACGGGGGTCATCGACCACCGCTTCCACACTGTCGTCGTTGATAAGTCGGAACTCGCGGCCATGAATGACCACACGGGTGCCCGCGTACGGGCGAGTGAGGACGAAATCCCCCTCTTTGCACCAAGGGCCGGTAGGAAACCGATCCTTATCGTTGTAGGCCATGTCACCCATCTTCACGACGAAGAGAACAACCGTAGTCAGTTCCTCCGTTCGCTTGGTGTCTTCGGCCTTGACGATTCCGCCTTCAAATTCCTCTTCTACATGAGGAACCGCGCACAGCAACCGATACCCTCTCGGCGCTGGGAGCAAGGAAGCCTTCTTCGCTTCCTCCTGTGTCTTCTCAATATCAATGTTACTCATCGCCTGTCTCCATCCGTTTTTCAAGGTCATTAATATGAACTTTGGCGGCATCAAGACCTTGGATGATCCCGCACAATCTTCGGTACTCCTCGATGTCCTTCAGCGTGCCCTGAGACAGAAAAGACACGATGTTGGAACGCTCGTCCTCAAGTTTTGATTTGAGGTACTCAAGAGGTGTCGTATAACTCATTTACTCCTTCTTGCCCTTTTGGGGGCGGTTGCGCTGAAGATCAGCGGATTCTTTGGCCTTGGCGATGTCGATACCCATGCGGACTCCATCTGCCTGCTGTTTGGCGGCGAGGGATGCCTTGTGCTTCTGGATATCAGCGCCCATTCTGGCTGCTTCAATTTGTTGACGATTTGAGATCTCGGCCTGACGGAGTTCGATCTCGTCAGCCTTAAGAGCCGCATCAATCTGCAACTCCTTCTCCTTGCGCTGCTGATCAGCCATCTTGACCTGAGCATCAAGTTGCAACTTCTGCTGCTGGATTTGAGCGTTAAGCTGCAATTTTTGAGACTCGATCTGCAACTCCTGCTGTCGGAGTTGAAGCTCCATCTGCTGCATCTGGACGACAGGATCTTGAGCCTGTTGCTGGGCCTGCTGTGCTTGAGCCTCGGCCTGATCCTTCTGTAGCAGTTTGGCAGCGGCTGCTGCGGCAAGTTGAGAGATCTGAACCTCGGCTGCTTCTGGCAGGAAGTTCTCGTCCTTCTCCGCATCGGGCATCGGCGGGAGATTTGCTCCCAACTGTTTCTCGATTTCCTTGCGGTATTGAAAGGCAACGTGCTCCATGATGTGAGCAGCGCCAGCGGCCATGATTGCCTGAGCCTGCGGGTTTTGACCCACAATCTGCATGATCTTTGGATCCTGCATAGCCATCATGTGAACCTGTAGATGCGCCTCGTGGTCTTGGTAATAGAACGCCTTCACGGGTTTGCCGTTCATGATGTTCATATTTTCCGTCACGGGGTCTACGGGCTTCTGATCATCAGGCGACGGGACGATCTTGTTGGCGTTTCGTATGCCAAGCGTCTCAATCATCTGACGATGCAAATAGGGTAGATCGTAAATTTGTGGAGCAGACTGCGACAGTTGAAGCACTGCTTGGTACTGCACCACTTTCTGCGACATCGTTGCCGCATTCGGATCACTGACTGGGAGGATATCGACGTTATCGTAGTCAGACTTCTTGGCCTTGCGACCGCCGACTTCCGGCTCGTACGAATACTCATCCGGGGTGTAGTCACGAATAATCGCAGCGAGGAGCTTGAACTCCTGCTTCATCGTGTAGTGAATGCGAGCCTGAACAGCCGACATCACCTTCAACACGCGCTCCAAGATAGCGAGCGTAGTGCCCACCGGAGCCTGCGAAGACATATCCGATACCTTCAGATCCGACACCGCAGCGAAGCGGCGTCCTTCCTCGACCACCCGATCCATAAGGGTAGCCAAAGTCTGCGAAGGTTCTTTGTACGGAAGCGGGAGGATATTGTCTTTGATCGCACCCGAGGGTACGTCTACATCTCGCCACTCTCCCGGTGCAATCGGAGTATCGTCTCCCTTAATTCGTAGTCCTCTAGACTTAAGTCCTCCGGGGAGATTTGAGAGAGTTCCTGCATCGATAAGTTGTCGAAGGAGGGACGTTGCAGCCTTACTATGTCCCCCGATGAGGTGAATAAGGCCGAAGTAGTAAAATCCAAATCCGGGTATATATCCGTAGTGGACGAAATGCTGTCGCTTTTGCTTGAGCTTGTCATCTTCCCTCCAATTCCTTCGGATTGCTAAGATCGTCCCCGTACCCTTCTCAATCGTCACCACGTACGGCAACGCAATCCCAGTCTCACTATTGTCGTCATCAACGTCCGGGTAGTCCTTGAGATCCAAACTCACGTGCATCTCAAGCAACTGGAACCGCTCGTCCATGCTCGCGCTGAAGCCTTGATCTTCAGCCTTCTGCTTCTCAACCTCGTCCATGACACGGATCGGATCACCCAGATCCACATCCTTATAGAAGCCTGCGTACTGAAGCTTCTTCACCTCATTCTTAGTCTTACGCATCCGGTGCGTAACACGCTCGGCTGACTCAATGTTGGCAGCGCCGTATGGCACCACGATATCTTCAGCCGGGATATAGACCGCAGTCTGACGACCAAGCGACGGGTCGTAGTACACCTTCTTAAAGGAGTTACCCGCGAGGGCTAGGGACAGGAGGAGGCGTTCGTGTTCTGGCCGATACTCCTTCATCTCCTCGGTCAACTTATAGTTCATGTCATCCGCGACACGAATGGCCGAGTCTTTCTTCTCTGCCGTCTCCTTGCCGATGATCTTGGTCTTGACCGGCCCCATCGCAGGGAAGGTCTCCATGATCGTCTCGGACTGGAACTTGACCGCACTCTCCATAAGAAGCGGGTGGAACACACCACACGCACCCGGCCACGGCTCTGTCCGATCCTCGTATCGGATACCCAGAATCTTCAAACCTTTGACGTAGGTATCGAGCCAGTCTTTGCGGGAGGAGAGGTCTTGCTCGTAATCTCCAATCAACTCGGAGGCAAGAATCTGAAGTTCCTGCTCGTCAATAAAGTCTGCAAGGTTGGCATCGAAGTCTTCAGCGCGGGGTTCTGCCTTGGCCATCTCAATGACCATCCCATCTACGCCAATCCTGACCTCTTCAGGGTCAACGATCTCAATCTCAATCGGCTCCATGTCCATCGCCATGCCAGCAATGCCTTGCGGAGCTTCCATCAAACTTTTATCGACGGCCATCTAAACTCTCCTAGTAGTAGCCTTCGCGCCGATGGCTCTTGAACCACTTTGTTGGTTCCGGCTCGTCTGACGGAAGTCGAATAAACCCACCCTGCCTGAAGCGCAGGAGGGCGAGAGTAGTAGAGTCCACCAAGTCGTCGTGTGTACCGCTCGGGAAGTCGTTACACTCCTCGACTACTTCTCTGGCCCACCTATGGTCAGTACACCAGACTATACCTGAAGAAAACAAGTCTGACACCGCATTGACCCGGCTGATCTTGTCCTGACCCTTACCCGGCGTGAACTCACTGATGGGCACACCCATCCGGCGGAACTCCTGATACAAGGCCGCGCCGTTGGACTTCTTCTCCACGATGAAGGTGTCCGGGTTCCACTCCTTGTACTCCTCCAACACCATCGCCTTTAACTCAGGGAATTCAAGTCGCTGCTTGATGGAGTTGAGCAGGATTATGTTGTAGTTTTTTGTCTCTTCATTAAAGAAAACACCCCACGTTGTGAGGGCGTTGAAGTCCGACCGGTTTGATTTCTCTTGGGCAGCGTCGAGGCTCATGATGATGTGCTCGCACGGGGGCGGATTATCTCCCTCCCATACCTGCCACCACTCCCGCTTGAGAAGCGCACCTTCTTCCGAGGTCGGCTGCTGCATGTACTGGGCTTGCCAATACCGCACATCCATACTGGCCTTTTTAGCCAGCAACTCGTCGATATCCCAGAACTCAGGCCAAAGCGGTTTCTCGTTGAGGATGGCGGGAAACTCGACTACTTCCCACTGATCTGCACCCTCTTCGCGGGTCATGTGATCGACGATCTTCCCCGTCAGATCCATCTTCGACCATCGCGTCATCACCACGATGATCGCGCCGCCCGGCATCAGTCGTTGGACGGGGCCCGATTGGAACCATTCCCAAGCAGGCTCAAATACATCAGCCCTTCCTTGCTTGGCCTCTTGTTCAGAATGAGGATCATCAATAATGAATAGATCAGCACCCCGACCAGCCAAGGCACCGCCAACACCAATAGCAAAATACTCACCATTAAAGTTCGTACCCCA